CTGGCAGGCCGCTACCCTTGAAGCCTCACAGTACGCCCAGATCATGGGTGCCAAGGGCTCGAGCATCACGCGACAGAATGTGGAAGATGCGTACGGGTATAACGCCGTAGCCAATTTGGTGGGGAACTGTCCGCTCATCCCGACTCTGGAATCGGGTCAGTTGATCGTGACGCTGCCCTACAACCTGCAAAGCAATTCGACTGCGTGGGAGTACAACTCACAAGGCACGCTGCTGGGCTTCTACCCGCACACCTCGGGTGGCGCTTACACCTGCCAGAACCCCACGTGTACGTTGGTGGAAGTCTTGGCAGGCAGCGCGAGCCAGCAGATTGACGACACGTTTGCCCAGAGCACGCAGACGATCAACCCGGCGCTCGATTACCGGATGTATGTGTGTCCGATTGACACGGTCACGGGTCAGCCGACCTATGACTGGCAGGACGTCACGGGTAGTTCGAACTATTCGATTCTGAATGGGACACTCACGTGGAACCTGTCGAGTACGGACTACTACACGTTGGTTCGTAGCAACAAGACGATGCTCGCCTACACGCTCTTCATTGAGCCGACGGAAGGGGCACTTGAAATTCAGTTGCAGGAAATTGCCATTCGCAACTTCCTCTTGCAGATGTTTGAGATGCAGATTCCGATGGGGCAACTCGACATCTTCCTGAATGGGCGCACGCTTATCTCGGGTCTGGACTACGTGTTGAATTTCCCGAACCTGGTGATCAACAACATCAACGCGCTGTACTTCCCGGGCACCAACCAGCAGACGATCACGATTCGCTGGCAGGGGTTCTGCGAGAGTGACTTGACGGTGCCGACCGATGACACGCAAGTGGGCTTTGTGCAGTATGGGTTGCTCGCGAACACCAACTCGTACACGATCTTGGACGATGAGGTGCTGCGCTTTACCGTCGGTGGCGGCGTGTTCCCACAATCGTCTCTGAAGTTCCCGGAGAACAGTGCGGACATCATTGGGGCGAATGCGGATAACGGATTGCCGTACATGATCCAACGCCAGGTCGTGCCGATGCTGGGGGTGACCAATGAGGACACCTACAGTTACCGCGCCAAGAGTAAGGCGATCGACACCGCGGTGACGAACTACATGTCGCAATTCTATCCGCTGCCTGAAGCGTCGGGACCGGATGTGATCAACGGCAAGTACCAGATCTTCAGTCCGTTCCTGTGCAAGATCATCTACGACCTGGTCAACGGTACCATCAACCAGACGCAGTTCCAGTCGTTCTATAACGACTCGCTGGTGGTGAGCGTGTGTGCGCCCTACCTGTATCTGCTCGACTTCGATCCGACGCAACCTGCGCTGCAATGGGATCCGCGCTTCGTCGTCGTGCGTCCGCATAACCAAAACGTGCCGATCGCTCTCACGCTGTACGCGTACAACTTCTTGACGCGAGTGATGGCGCTCTATACGAACGGGCTTGTAAGTCTCAGCGGTTTGGTGACGATCGCGTCTCTTGGTGCAAGCCAAGGCACGGGCAACCAGACCGGTACCGATTAACCTGGAGTGACTAGATGGTAACCACGGTAAACTTGCCTACCGGGACTGATGGGGGCGTCCCCATGCTCGGTAGCTCAATTAACAGCGGCTTCTTTGGGATCTGGTCCCTCTATCAGATCTATCAAGGTGCAGCTGGCACCAACATGGTCATCCCGAGCGTCAACGATTATGTCGTGGACAATCAGGGGTCGAACACTTGGTATCGCGTCACTGCTGTGGATCCTACCACGCGCATCCCGACACTGGTCGCATTGACGACTGCGCCGAATGCCGTGATGACCACGGGTGACCTGTTGCAGGGCGTGGGTCCGGGCACACAGGCGGACACGTTCCGTGTGTATCTGGATCAGAGCGTGATTCCGTTTGAGCTGGGTGTGGACCAGGCGTTGTACTTCCCGGGTCCGGATGTGGCTTCGATCAAGATCTTCACGGGCTCGGACTTCACAAACAACAACAACTGTATCAGCGCGCTGTATAACCAAAACGGCACGCTGCTCAGCCAAGCCATTCCGACGGTGGCAGTGGACGTCACCTACCCGGATGGGTCAGTCGGCCAAGCGATGACGGTGCCGGTATGCTACTCGAACGTGTCGCTGCCCGATGGCACGGCTGTGACCCTCATTGCCTATAGCACGACGGGCAGTGTGGTGAGTAAGCGCCAGCTCCTGATCGAGAACACCGCGTTCATTCGCAGTGCGGACACGAGCGTGAAGTACGTGACGGGTATTGCATTGGAATGCGCCTTCCTCTCGCAAACCAACCCCAATCTTATCCAGTTCCCCATCAACGTCTTGACGTCGGGGCTGAACTTGATGGGTGTGGTGAGTTACAGCGACGGTTCATCGTCCAAGCTGCCAGTCGATGGCACGAAGTTCCAGATCCTGGGCTTCGATACCTTCGTCTCGAGCGTGGTCGGCCAACAGTTCAACGTGATCCTGAAGTACAACCTTTCGTCTGACGAAGCGGTGTACGGCGCGAACTCGGTGAACAACCAGCTCTTCATCACGGAAACGTACACGGCACAGACCATCAACAACGATGGCGCGTACACCTTGAAGCTTTACGCCTACCCGGTGTGGATCAACTCGGTGTCGGGCTACCGTCTCGAATGGTTCCTGTACGATCTGGATCGCAGCCAGTTCTGGGATGTGACGAGTCTTGTCACCTTCAGCTCCACGAGCGCGGCCTTCCAGCCGCTGAACTACGGCACGCTCCAGACCATCACGGCCGAGCTGCAACTCAACGACGTGGAGAACACGTTCACCGACTACATCTTCACCCAGTCGCTGAACATCACGTTGCTTCAACCGGGCACGAATGCGAGCCCGTGGGAAGTGCAGTTCACCCCAGGTCAGCAACCGCCTTACGGTCCGGGTAACCTGGCTGCGGTGCAAGAGCTCGCTGCGAACCAGTGGACGATTAACCTCGCCGCTGCGTACACGACTCAAGCCGCGTGGCTCGCTGCGATGTACACCAACACGCAGCCGCTCACCAATCCGCAGACGGAAGCATCGCTGCCGCAACCGAACTACTTCGCGATCCAGTTGCCCGATGGCTCGTCCATCGAGTGCCCGATCTCGCAGTGGAACAGCACACAGACTTCGACGGTCTCGCTGGCGAACACCACGACGCTGTTCGTGACGTTCTTCCTGCGTACGAGTTCGAACGATTTGCAACTGTCTGTCGCCGGCGTACCGGTGCAAATCACCAACATGACTAACGGTCCTACCTAACCTTCGTCTGTCGTCTGGCCTACCTTCTCGCGAGGGTGGGCTGGACGGCAGATGGAATTAGAATTTAACACGAGTATCAGAAATGATCCTTTTTGCAGAAGACTGGTATAAACATCCCCGAGCCATCATCGACATGAAGACGTCTAACGACAGCTTCATTCGACTCGCTGGACTCTATCGAAAGATGGGGGTGGTCAACAATGCGTTTTGTTTGGCGCTCTTGAATCCTGACCTCCAAGGTGTCGATCCATTTGCCCCTGACCTAACACTCGAAGAGATGGCGTCAATCGCCGTCGAAATCGCTAACAACCCCTGGTACTTCATGCGCGAGATCGCGCGGGTGCCAGCTATTGGTGGCGGGCCTGCGACTCCCTTGCTGGGGAACCGTGGCAATGTGGCGCTCTTCTGGAGCTTTTTTAACCACATCATGACTTTCCTGATTCAGATCCGTCAGACCGGGAAGTCACTCAATACCGACATGTTGATGGTGCTGCTCATGAACTTCATGTGCCAGAACACCGACATCAACCTGTTGACGAAGGACGACATTCTGCGCCGCGCGAACATCGACCGGATCAAGAACATCATGTCTGAGCTGCCGGGCTATCTCCAGCAACGTGGCAAGGACGACACGAATAACGGTGAAGTGGTGACCGTGAACTCGTTGAACAACAAATACAAGACGCACGTGCCCCAATCGTCGGAAAAGGGTGCGTACAAATTGGGTCGTGGTTTGACGTCGCCCATCTTCCACATCGACGAAGCGCCATTCCAGCCGAACATCGAAATCGCCATGGGTTCGGCTCTGGCTGCAACTGGTGCTGCCGTGGATAAGGCTAAAGCCAATGGTTCACCTTACGGTACGGTCATCACGACAACGGCTGGCAAGAAGGACGACAAGGACGGCAAGTTCGTCTACAAGCTGGTGAGTGGGGCGGCCGTGTGGACGGAGAAGTTCTTCGATGCACGTAACGCCGACGAACTCGAAGACATGGTGCGCAAAGCCTCGCGCGGTGAGCACGGTGGCGTGTACCGGGTGAACATCACGCTGAACCACCGCCAGCTGGGTAAGGACGACAAGTGGTTGCGCCAGAAGCTGGAAGAAGCCACGGTGTCCGGTGACGATGCAAACCGAGATTACTTTAACATGTGGACCTCGGGTAGCCAATCGAACCCGTTGCCAATCTACATCTTGGAAGCCATTGCCAAGTCGGTGCAAGACGTCAAGTACACCGAGATCAGCCCCGAAGGCTACATCACGCGGTGGTACATCGAAGAGCATGAGATCGAAGAGCGTATGCGCAATGGTCGCTATGTCTTCGGCATGGACACGTCTGAAGCATCGGGTGGCGATGATATCTCGCTCGTGCTTCTGGATGTGGAAACACTCGAAGTCGTGGCAGGTGGCACCTACAACGAAACCAACCTGATCACCTTCTGTAAGTGGGTGTGCTCGTGGTTCACGCGTTGGGACACGACCACGGGTATTATCGAGCGTCGTAGCACAGGCGGCATGCTGATGGACTACCTGCTGCTGATGCTGCCGTCGCTGGGTATTGATCCGTTCAAGCGTATCTACAACCGCGTCGTGCAAGAGTACGATGAGATGCCGGATCGCTTTAAGGAAATCCAGGTGCCCATGACGCGTCGGGATCAAGACGTGTACGTGCGCTTTAAGAAGACCTTTGGCTTTGCGACCTCAGGTGGCTTGGGGCAGAACTCGCGGATGGAACTCTACTCGACCACACTGCAACTCGCAGCGAAGCGGTCGATGAACTTCATTCAGGATAAGACCTTGATCGATCAGATCACGGGTCTCATCACGAAGAATGGCCGCATTGACCACGAAGACGGCTCGCATGACGATATGGTCATTGGTTGGTTGCTCACCCACTGGTTGATTACGAAGGGCAAGCAACTCGCCTTCTATGGCATTGATCAGCGCCGCATCGGTATGGGCATCTCTTCGCAAGCTTCGGATGAGTACGCAGCAGAGCTCGTCTTCCGTCAGGAGCAAGAGCGCCTGCGGATGGAGATGGATGAGCTGGGGATGGACCTCGCGAAGGAAAGCGATGAGTGGGTAGTGATGCGTATGGAGCATCAACTGCGTATGCTGAATAAGCTGGTGATTCGGGAAGAAGGAGAAGTCTTCTCGCTCGACACCCTCATTGCGAAGGCGCGGGAACAACGTCGCGAGAAGTTGCGCGAAGGCAAGAACGGCATGCGCAAGGCAGGGGTGCCGTATCGTGGGATTGAAAGTACCTTTACAGATCTGCCACCTGTGAACGCAGGCATGCGGGGTCCGATCAAGGGTAGCTTCGGTACTGCGGGTCGTCACTTCCGGTAAGCGGCATAAGGCCCGGCTCACGCCGGGCTTTATGCTGTCGACTTACCATTCCAGCCTTACCGCATCCCGGCGGTTCAGTTTGGCCAGGAGCAGATCGAGATACGCTTCGATGGCTCTTTGTTTTTGTCGGGTCTCGTCGTGTAAGTACACTGAGTCTCGCGGCATGTTCACATTAAACGGCGTCGCGACCTCGTGTAGACGCTCTGGTGCATCCGGAGGCACAACTGTGCTAATCGAATACACCGCCATGCGTCGACTGGGCATGAAGAAGCGCCGATACTGCCGTTTGAAATACACGGCTTTACAATTGATGGTCACCTCGTAGCCATGCACGCTGACTGCGGTCAAGGACGAGACATGATTCTCCACTGTCGTATCGAGCGATACCTGCGACGGGCCCGTAACCCATCGCACCAACTTGGCGGCCCCCGCCGCCAGGAGTACCCAGAACCCCTTGTTCTGAACCATGATGACAACCTGTCGATAGTGGTGGAAAGTCCCTACGCTGGTTTTACTTCGTGTAATACGTCATGGTCATGGTGCGCGCGACGATGTATAGCAGCACAGCGGTGCGAACAGATGCGATGACGCTATCATTTTTATTCCCAGTGGCGCGCCGCACACACCACTCGGTTTTATCCCGCAGCGAGAACAGAGCCGGATCAATCGATCGCGATGAGGTGTACACGCCCCGAAGCCGAGCCAACAGCGTCGGCAGGTCCACGTGGTTCGCCGCCATGTTGCGCTCTTCAGCCAGATAATCGAAGGCGTGAATCATGGCTTCATTCAGCAGCTCTTCAATCTTCTTGGCACCAGACTGTCGGTAGTTATCCGAAATCCAGGCAAGCGTCTCACGGAACAGCCGTGGCGGTGTGGTGTACATGAGCTTCTCGATAATGCCAAGCAGCTCTTCGCGGATGAACGACCCCTTGTCGGTCACAATCGCATGCAGGTAGCGCGTATAGGCCAAGAGGTTACGGCTCTTGTCCTTGAGCACAGCTTCCCCGTCATAGTCCACAATCGAGGACGTGGACTGAATCCGCACACCCTGGTGGTGAACTGTCAAGAAGACATCATAGATGTTCTTCAGCATGTCCCGGATGCGACCCTGCGTGTCATTGAGCAGGTAGACGATTTCCAGGTCATTGTCCATCTTGGCAATCGCGGTGAAGTGCAGGCCTTCGGGCGAGATCAAATCCTCACTCCGTTGGTTGAGCACTGCATTCCAACTGCCCAATTGCTTGATGGCGTACTTGTTCGAGAGCGAGGCGTAGGTCGCTTCTGCCGTTTCCCGATCAGCCGGATAACGGAAGTGCTGATACAGACGAGACGTCAAGAACTTATACTGCAACACCAGGGCGACATCGAGCATGCCTTGGTGCTTTTGTTCCTTCGTCAACTTGGGTGCCTTGTAGATGGCGTGCATCAGCCAGGCACAGGACAAGTTCAACGGATCCGATGACACCTTGAACTCGGGATTGATGGTCGGCAATGCATGCAGCTCATCTCGCAGATGATGCTGGTCCACATTTAAAATTTCATCGA